TTACTGCCGCTGACTATGATGGTGCGGCCCGTCGTGAAAAGGCCTCTGCTGCAGCCGCTGCAACTGAGTAATAAAGTCCTTTTCTGGAATTAACAAGGCGGGGAAGCTATTATTGCTTCCCTGCCTAATTCTGTTGGAGGACCTTAAGTTTTGAACTTAGCAAGCGCACTTATAAAAAGAGTATTAGAGTGTGAAGACTTTGATACTTGGACCAATGTGCGTAAGCATTATCTGCCTAGCGAGTATCATCAGCTTTTCGAAGTAATTACTAAACATGCTGATACCTATCATAAGCTTCCAACTGTAGAGGAGCTGAAATTAGGCATCCGCGACTCTGCTACGCTTGAAAAAGTTTATGCACTAGAAACAATGGATGAAGTTGAAACGGAACCGTTTCTTCTTCTAGACTATATAAAGAACGAATACGCTCAAAAGGAATTTCTTTTTCAGGTTGATCGGCTAATTGACAGTTCTTTAGCTTTTGAAACAGCTGAAGAAACTATTAAATCTATTCAAGAAATTGCTATAGATTTAGAGAGAAAGGTTGAAATAGGAGATCCTGCACAAAGCATGCAAAAGATTAATCTATTCGAGACAGAAGAAGAGGTTGCTGCAAGAGTTACGCTAGGACTTAATGCGGAATTTGATGCTAATTATCAGATAGTTACTACAGACTATGTAATGATGGGTGGCCCTAAGGGTTCAGGTAAATCTATTACCTGCAACAACATTGCTCGTCATATCATGAATGATAAGAAAAAAGTAGTTCTCTATTTCTCAATCGAAATGGAGGCGATAGAAGTTCTTCAACGAGATGCTTCTATTGCTACTGATATTCCATTCAATAAAATCAGAAATAGAAATCTGAGTGTTATTGAGTGGGAAAAAATAGTAAATTATTGGGCATCTAGGTTCAAGAATAGCGAAAAACATGTTGAAGCTTATAAGCATCATCGTGATTTTAATAGATTTCACACAGCTATATCTAAAGAAGACTTAGCCGATGTTTATCTAGACATTATTTATGATCCTAATCTTACTCTAGCCAAGATTAAGAACGAAGTACAGAAGAGACTATCTCAAGGTATTGAGATTGGTATGATCATTGTTGATTATATCAATCAGGTTCACCTGAAAGATAGTGGCAGAAGTGATCGTCAGTACGAATGGACTGAGCAAATCGCCATTAGTACTGGTTTAAGAAGATTGGCACAGGATTTGAGCATTCCAGTATTTACTCCTTATCAGATTGATGCGGGCGGTAATGCTAGATTTGCTAGAGGTATTCTAGATGCTCCTACAGTAGTTCTAAAGATCATTAAATTTCCTCAGTCCCAAAAGATAATTGGTTTTGAGGTCGAAAAGATGAGACATGCTCCAGATGAATTAAAGATTATCTCAGTTGTAAATTGGGATACTTTGAAAATTGGTCCAGAAAGTGGTGAGTTACCTCTAGAACTAGAGGAAGACGAAGAAGAAAAACCGAAAAAGTCTAAAAAGAAAGCATTTGGTACAAAACCAACTGGAGAAAGTATTTACGATGACCCCCCATTTTGATAAAGCCTATAGAAATGCATTGCATACAGCAGGAACGCGCTACGCGAAGTTAGCAGAGGGGGATCGTCATCTTAGTCTCATACTAGAAGAGTTCAGGGGCAAGATAGATACAGCTAATATTGAGAAACTAACTCAGTTTTTGAATCTAATACAACGCTACGTTGTATCAAAAGGACTATCTAGTGAATATGCCGAAAAGGCATTTACTACCAATCTAATTGGACCACTTATACAGGCCGAGGAGTCAGATGCAAGTAGAGGAATTACTACAGAAAAGGAAGATTCCTTACATACATAGTGGTAAAGACTTAAAGATACATTGCTTAAATCCAGAGCATGACGACTCAAATCCTAGCTTACGAGTAGATAAAATTACTGGTGCTATGAATTGCTTTTCATGCGGGTTTGGTGGAAGTATATTTAAGTTCTTTGAAGTTAAAGGTAACGCTCTTTTAATTAAGAAAGAGATACTTAAGAAGAAAATCGCAGAAAAACTAAGAGAAAATATTGGCCTAGAGGTACCAGTTAATGCAGTACCTTTTGCCAGAGAATGGAGAAACATCAGTGGAGAAACTTTCAGAAAATTTGAAGCGTTTGAACACAATGATCCAGAATTTATCGGACGAGTCGTCTTCCCAATCCGCAGTCTATCGGGAAAGATTGTCGGATTTAATGCAAGACACCTTACTCTTAATCATACCCCCCGTTATATCATCTCCCCAGGAGGTGCTAGATTACCTCTTTACCCAGTGGTCAAGCCTATTGAAGGACGTGTCATCCTCGTAGAAGGTATATTTGATATGTTAAACCTACATGATAAAGGTTTGACTAATGCTGTTTGTTGTTTTGGAACACAAAAAGTAACTAAAGAAAAGCTTAACTTATTGAAAGTACAAGGAGTCACTGGAGTAGACGTCTTTTTTGACGGAGACGAAGGAGGCGAAGAAGCAACTAAGAAAGTAAAAGACTTAGCAGAGCAAGTTGATCTAGCATCTAAAAGTGTTAGATTAGCTAATACAGACCCAGGTGAGTTGACAGCCTTACAAGTGATCAAATTAAAGGAGAAACTATATGGCTAAAATAGCCTTAGTTGAAACTAAGCCAAGTCGTACAGATTTTAATCAAGCTTTTGAAGGGCAGATTGAGTTTGATAGGTTCGCTCTCTGTTCTGATCCCACAATTAAAAAGGTTTTAAAAGGCAACGTTGATATTGATATTAACGTTGACGATTACGATTGGATCATTTTAGTTGGAGCAGATGCTTTTAAGCACTTCACTAAGAATTCAAAAGTATCTGATTATAGTGGTAAAGTAGTTAATGAAAAGTTTATTCCTATCATTAATCCAGCGATGCTTACATTTAAGCCAGAAGCTGAGAGACTATGGCAGGAATCAAAAGCTAGTCTAATTAAGTATGTAACTGGTAAGTCACAGGTTCTTAATTATAATAGTGCAGGTATAATCGGCATTAGAGATACCGAAGAAGCACTAAAGTTTATCCAAGAGGCTATTGATTCTCGTAATAAATGGATAGCTCTAGACTCTGAAACTAGTTCCTTATATACTCGCAACGGACATATTCTAGGAATTAGTATTAGCTTTAAGAAAGATCATGGTGCGTATATTGATGCAGATTGTATTGATGAGGAAGTAGAAGCTAAGTTACAAGAGCTGTTTAAAAAGAAGAAGGTAATTCTGCATAACGCCAAGTTCGATATTCCATTTTTCGAATATCATTTTGGTTGGCAGTTTGATGACTATGAAGATACTATGCTTCTTCATTATCTTCTAGATGAAAATCCTGGTAATCATGGTTTGAAGCAACTTGCACTTAAGCATACCATATATGGAGACTATGAAAAACCTCTAGAAGAGTTCATTGATGAATACCGTAAAAAGCACGGTATTTTAAAGGATAATTTCACATATGATCTTATTCCTTTCGATGTTATGGTTCCTTATGCTGCAATTGACGCTATAGTTACTTTCCTACTATTTATCAAGTTTAAGCCAGCCATTGAAAAGAACAAGAAGCTTCTTTGGGTATATGATAACATTCTAATACCTGGCAGCAGGATGCTGACTCATGTTCAGGAAAATGGAGTTCCATTTGATCCTGAAAGGCTGCAAAAAGCTGCTATCATGATGCAGACTGATATTGATAAGGCTGTTGCAAAGCTTTACGAAGATCCTATTATTAGTAAATTCGAAGAGTTTCAAGGTAAACCATTCAATCCGAATAGTACACAACAACTTAGAAAGTTATTGTTTGATTTTGTAGGTCTACAACCTACAGGAAAGAAAACAGGTACTGATCAAGACTCAACAGATGCTGAAGTTCTAGAAGAGTTAAGTGAAGAAAGTGATATTCCAAAGCTTATTCTTGATATTAGAAAAAAGAGTAAGATTAAGAACACTTATCTAGATAAGATCATACCTCAGTTAGACCGTGACCTGCGTCTTCGTACTAACTTTAATATTCATAGTACTACCTCTGGACGTCTAAGTTCTTCTGGTAAGCTAAATATGCAGCAGTTACCAAGAGACAATCCAGCCGTTAAAGGTTGTATCAAAGCTAGACCTGGATATAAGATTGTTTCTATGGACTTGACCACTGCTGAGGTTTATGTCGCAGCAGTGCTTTCAGGTGATAAGAAACTTCAAGACGTTTTTAAGTCAGGAAAAGACTTTCACTCTACTATTGCTAAAATGGTTTTCGGACTTGATTGTGAAGTAGAAGATGTTAAGAGACTTTATCCAGAATTAAGACAGGGTGCTAAGTCTACTACATTCGGTATTCTTTATCAGGCGGGTGCTATTACTGTAGCTGCTCAGATTAAGAAAGAGTCTGGTGTACATTGTACTGTTCAACAAGCTCAAAAGTACATTGATGATTATTTCAAGCAGTTTAAGCAACTGCACAAGTGGATCGAAGCCAACAAAGAGTTTATCTCTGCTAACGGCTTTATTTACAGCCACTTTGGTCGTAAACGTCGTCTTCCTAATGTTAATTCATCCGATAAGGGAACTAAGGCACATACCATTCGCTCAGGTATTAACTTCTTAGTTCAGTCTCCTTCTTCTGACATTAACTTACTTGGTGCTATTGATATGGTTAACTATATCAAAACGCATAAAATGAAAGCTCGCATATTTGCTCTAGTACACGACTCTATTCTTGCTGAAGTTCCAGAAGATGAGATTGATGTATACAAGCAAGTGTTGAGAGGATTTATTCAGATGGATAGAGGCTTATCAATTCCAGGTCATCCTATAGGTTGTGACTTTGAAGTTGGGCCAGATTACTCTTTCTACAAAGAAAAGGGTGATACAAAGACTAAGTACGAACTTTATGAAGAAAAGTGGGACTTAGAGCATGCTAACGACAATGAAGAATCAATTAAGTTGGTAGCTTAATATGTTATACAAGGAGTATAGAAATGAATTCCCAATCAATACTGTTAAAGCGTGGGGATCTGCAATCTTCGAAGGAACCAAATGGTCCTATTCAGGATGGTCAGGAGACGCCCGCGAACCTCTTCGCCACTGGACGGCCTTCTTGGATTTCCAAGCTGAAGGGCTTATTCGAGAAATCTGGGAAGCAATAAATGCCTCTCTCAAGGAAGACGGTTTTCGTCTTACACCACAGCGTGTTATTGCTAATCTCTATTCTCATGGGGATAGTTCTTGGCTTCATACTGACTCTAAGTCTAGGACTGACTGGACCGTTATAATCTATTTGAATGATTATTGGGATTTAAACTGGGGTGGGGAAACAGTAATAGTTTCAAACAATGAAATAGAACATTGTTGTGCACCTACTCCAGGCAAATTTTTCCTATTTAAAAGTGACCTACTTCATGGTCCAAGGCCTGTATCTAGAGAAGCTCCATATCCTAGATTAGGTTTAACGTATCAATGTGCTAGTCACGTTTAGAGATTTACCTAAAGTTACTTTCCCGGCATTTATACTACCATCCGATGATTGGTATATAACTGATGGAGTACTATTCTTTGATGGACGAGTAGTCGATGAAAAGAATATGCCGGGAAGTACTTTAGGAATCAGAAGAATTCAGTGTAGACGAAAGGATTTGTATCCTTTAAAGAAAGCTGTGTTTAATCTTCCACAGTTAATACAGTGTAAAACTAAGTGCTTTATAGACAATAAAGGTAAGGCTTTTGTATACATGAAGACTTACAGGAGTAAGTTAAAGTGCTATAGAATTAAGCGAATTGATAGAAAAGAAATCCACTCCCTAATGTGGTTGAAGGATGTGCCATTCCCAATTACAATAGAAAGACCTCCATTAGACAACTATGATTGGGTAAGAATGCTTCATTATGAGGGTGAACCCTGGTTAGTCTATGATTATGTACGTTCTCCTACAAAGGATACGTATAGAAGAGTATAACTCTTAAAGGACTTAATGGCTACTAAGCAAAAGAGAACTAATAATAGAGGATCTGGTTTAGAATTAAGAGACGATATCGTCCCCTTAACAAAGAATCAGAAGAAATTATTTGAATCAACCAAGAATGCGGTTGCAAGTGGTTGTGCCGGTACAGGAAAAACATTTGGTGCTACCTGGCTTGGTCTTCGAGATATAATGTATCGAGGAGAATACAGTAAATTAACTTATATTAGAAGTATCGTTCCCACTAGGGATATAGGCTTCCTGAAGGGAGACGATAAAGAAAAAGTTCAAGCATATGAAGATCCCTATATTGATATCGCCCAGAAATTATTTGGTAGAGGCGATGGATATGAGGTCGCCAAACACAGAGGTCTTATAGAATTTCTTCCAACTTCATTCCTGAGAGGTTCGACTTTAGACGATAGAGTTATTATAGTTGATGAATGTCAAAACATGAGTTATCATGAATTGGACACTATTATTACTAGAGTAGGTCTCAATTGCCGTATATTCTTCTGCGGAGACGAGAAATTTCAATCTGATCTTAAAGGTAATGGAGTAAGGGCATTCTGGAGAGTTCTAGAAGAAATGAGAGATGATTTCGATTTTGTAGAATTCGATACAGATGATATTGTCAGAAGTGATTTAGTAAAGAGGTATCTATTAGCACGCTATGCAGTACATGGTGATAAACAGCTTTCTAACTAAAAGTTGGCTTGACGCGGTCAGGGCTCAAATACGTGGGTACAATGGTACCCTCTCACGCGAGGGGTACGATAATCATAAGACACTAAGAGACCACTTAGACCCGCGAATGGCAGAGACGCGGCAGATTCATGAGCGTAATGTACTGACGCAGCTTTGGCAGAAATTTCTGTGGAATACAGAAATTGAAGGAGATATGCTTGACACACAAGATGGGGCATTCGTTCATGCGTGTCATACTAGGTTTGGTAAAACATTACTTTCCTCTTATGGCAATAATGATGGCTACGGTCAGCATGTGGACATTGACCTTAATTGCATTGTTACTGCTGTCTTAATGTTAAAGTTGACAGATTTCCCCACTTTCACCGGTGGGGATTTCTTACTAGAAGACAAAGTAATACCATTTGAAAACAATAAGTTAATTATGTTCCCATCATGTACAATGCATGGAGTTTCTCCTGTAGGTATGACGGAACCTGACGTGTACGAGAATAGAAGATTTAGTTTACAATACTTTATTTCTTCAGTCACGCCAAGTAAGAGATTTCCTGATGAAAGCAATGCTCAGCAATAGGATATATCTAGACGTCACTCCTGAATACGGAAAATTCCTTAAAGATGAGTTGACTTATAGAGTACCTAATTATTCAAATCCTGAAGAGCCTATTATACTGAAGACATGGGGTGTCATTAATGAAAGAGTAATGACTATTCCTATTGGAAGGATTGATTTAATACCTTCTGGCTATGAAATAGTAGATAAGAGAATATATAGTGAAACCGAATTCCCAGACTTCAACGGAACTCTTAGAGAGTCCCAGCAAAACATATGGGATGAAGTGGAAGACAATTGTATCATTAATGCGAAAGTATCGTGGGGTAAGACATTCACCGCATTGGCTATTGCGGGAAAATTGGGTCAAAAAGCATTAATAGTTACACATACGGTTCCATTAAGAAATCAATGGGCTAAACAAGTAGAAAAAGCTTATGGTATAAAACCAGGTATAATTGGTAGTAACCAGTTTAACACAAGTGGACCTATTGTTGTTGGTAATGTTCAAACATTGTACGGATGTATGGACAAGATTGGTAAAACATTCGGCACAGTTATTTTGGACGAGATGCATCATGTTTCTGCGCCGACCTTCACAAAAGTTGTTGACAAAAGTTACGCACGATATAAAGTGGGTTTGTCAGGAACTATTAAAAGAAAAGATGGTAAACATGTAGTTTTCACGGATTATTTTGGAAGAAAAATCTTTCAACCTCCTAGAGAGAACTCCATGACTCCAGAGGTACATGTTATAAACTCTGGTATCTATCTTCCTAGTGGTCCTTCAATGGGGTGGGCCGCTAGAGTAACAATGTTACAAGAATCAGAAGTTTATAGAAACCTTGTAAGAGCATTATCTTGGAAATATGCTGCTGAGGGCCATAAAGTATTAACAGTATCAGATAGAGTAGATTTTCTAGAGCATTGTGCTCAGCTTAATAAAGGTGTATGTGTAACAGGGCGCAATCCTGATGAGAGAGAGCGTCTGTTTAAAGACATTGAAGCTGGACATTACGATGAGATATTCGGAACTCAGTCTATTTGGTCAGAAGGCGTGTCCTATGATCCATTAAGTTGTTTAATTTTAGGAACACCAGTTAATAATGAACCGCTACTAGAGCAGCTTATCGGAAGAATACAGCGAGTAGTTCCCGGAAAGAGAACCCCTGTATTAGTAGATATTAGACTTAACGGACACACTCCGGAAAAGCAATTTCAAGCCCGTTTAGGCCATTACATGCGACAAGGTTATGAGGTAAAGTATCTATAAAATAGTTCTTGACAAATACCCCTCGAGGTGTTATAATGCTTTTCTATAGTTGGAAAAAGATATACAGATTTACAGGCGGAAGTTCCAAAAGGATCATTTTCGTTCTAAGAGCACTCGTACGTAGAGTTCCGCCAGATAACTGGATAGACCCTATATACGTCGCTTACTATACTGATTTTAGCGGTAAAAGCTTTTTGATCAACCCTTATACTTTGGTTGCAGAAAGACACCGTTGGAAGCCTAGAGAGATCGCTGAATATGTAGCGTTGGCGAGCTTTAGGAGTTACGCACATTATCGTGCAACACAAGACGCTAGCTTAGACCTCTCACACAGTCCTGTGGGTGAGGACACAATAAACAAAAACAGACTACTTGAGATACGAGAAGGTAGAATATACTTCAAGTATGAAGAAGTCATTAGGAGAAAATAGAATATGGCATTAGGTTTTGGTCAGTCAAAGGGTGAAGCACAGAAGAATCGTCCTGAGAGTTATACCTTTAAAGAGGGCGAAAATCGTCTAAGAATGGTCGGCGACCTTCTAGCACGATATGTTTACTGGATTCCCGGTGAAAATAAAAAGCAGATTCCCTTCGAATGTTTAGCTTTTGACAGACAAGCAGAGAAGTTCACTAACATAGAGAAAGATTATGTTAAGGAATTCTTCCCAGATCAGAAGTGTTCTTGGGCTTACGCAATTCAGGCAATTGATCTTACTACGGGTAAGTTAGTTATTCTTAACCTTAAGAAAAAGCTAATGGGTCAAATTGTCGATGTTATGAAGGACTTAGGTGATCCTACCGATCCTGAGACAGGTTGGGATATCATTTTTGATAAGAAGAAAACCGGCCCACTTCCTATCAACGTAGAATATAAGCTTCGTGAACGTGCTCTAAAGAACAGACCTCTTACGGAAGAAGAGAGGGAAGTTTTGAAGGAATTGAAGTCAATGGATGAAATCCTTCCACGTCCAACACCAGAGCAGCAAAAGCAGCTACTAGAAAAGATCAATTCAGGTTCAACTGAAAATATTGACGAAGAAGTTTCTAGCGAGTTCGACGTAGACTAACATTGGTAGGTGCCGTGACTTTGTTGCGGCACCTATTATTGTCGGAGAGATAATGAAAATATTGCTAACAGCAGATTGGCACATTAAATTAGGTCAAAAAGGAGTTCCGAAACACTGGGCTCGTAATCGTTACTACTCTTTCTTCGAACAAGTTCATGAAATTGAAGATAAGGTTGATCTTCACGTAGCTCCAGGAGACATATTCGACAAACTTCCTAGTATGGAAGAGTTAGAGTTATTTTTGGATTTTGTTGCGGGTGTTAAAGTTCGTACATTAATTAGTACTGGCAACCATGAAGCTACGAAAAAAGGAGAAAGTTTCTTATCCTTCCTTAAGAAGGGTGTTAACAGAATAAATCCTTTAGTTCATATAATTGATGAAATATATGAAGAAGA